ACTTCTGTTGCAACTGGAGCATTGAAAACAATTAATACAAATGTTGTGGGAAGTGGATTGAAATTAAAAGCGGCTATTGATAGTGAAACAATAGGGATAAGTGATGATGAAGCGGCTAAGGTAGAAGAATTGATTGAAAAAGAATTTGAACTCTGGTCAAAAGATAAGATTGATAATTTAGGAACTATGAATTTTTATCAAATTCAAGAACTTGTATTTTTGACAGTGCTACTAAATGGAGAGTGCTTTATAAAATTAAATTATTTTGAAACACCTAAAAATCCATATAGTTTGAAGTTGGAAATTTTAGAGCCTGATAGAATTTATACTCCTAACAATATGCTTTCGGATAAAAGTGTAGTCGAAGGAGTAAAAACAGATAAAAACGGTAGGGTTGAAGGTTATTATGTTTCATCTGAACATCCATTGGACGCAACTGGTGCAGTAACAGAAAAATTTATTAAAGTTTATGGAAGTGAGAATCAAAAAAACATAATTCATCTTCTTTTCACTGAAAGACCTGAGCAAGTAAGGGGAATTCCAATATTGTCACCAGTCATTGAAAATTTAAAACAGCTTGGGAATTATACTGAAGCAGAATTGATGGCTGCAGTCATAAGCGGATTGTACGCAATTTTTATTGAAAGTGAAGCTGATAGTCCAAGTGGAGCTGATGTTGGAGAACTTGAAGCGGTTGAAAATGATTTGCTGGTAGATTCAGAAGATGAAACCACTATAGAACTTGCACCAGGAATGATTGCTTCACTTAATCCAGGAGAAAAAGCAAAAGCCACTAATCCAGGAAGACCGAATGCGCAATTTGACCCATTTGTAACGAGTATTTTAAGACAAATAGGGAGTGCTTTAGAAGTTCCGTATGAACTTTTGATTAAGCATTTCACGGCGAGTTATTCAGCAAGCCGTGCAGCACTTTTGGAAGCATGGAAAATGTTCAGAAAAAGACGAGAGTGGTTTTCTGAAAACTTTACTCAACCAATTTATGAAGAATGGCTAAATGAAGCGTATTTATTAGGGAGAGTAGAACTTAAAAATTACGGAACTGATTTTCTTATAGATAAAGCTTGGTGTGGTTCACAATGGAACGGACCTTCGCAAGGGCAAATTGACCCATTAAAAGAGGCTAATGCTGCTGTTATAAGAATTAATAATGGATTATCAACTAGAACTAGAGAAACAGCAGAGCTTAATGGTGGAGATTTTGAACAAAATGTAAGAATTTTAGCAAAAGAAAATAAATTATTAAAAGAGAAAGGAGTGGTAATAAATGCCGAAACAACTAAAATTTTGGAATCTAGTGAAGAATGACGAAGAAAAGACGGCGGAACTGATACTTTATGGGAGTATAGGAAGTGATGAGTATTGGGATGATATATCCGATAAGGTATTTAAACAAGATATAGAAAACCTTGGAGATGTGGAAAACATTACTTTACACATAAATAGTCCAGGTGGGAGTGTATTTAGTGCTGTAGCGATAGCAAATACTCTTAAAAATCACAAAGCTAAAGTGACAGCAAATATTGATGGATTAGCAGCGAGTGCCGCAACTATTATAACAAGTGCTTGTGATACTGTAAGAATGCCTAAAAATGCATTGTTTATGATCCACAATCCAATTACTTTTGCTTATGGGAATAATCAAGAAATGCAAAAAACTGTTGAAATGCTTGACAAAGTTAAAAACAGTATTATTGAAACATATTTAAATAAAACAAAAACTGATAAGGAAACTTTATCTGAATTGATGGATAATGAAACTTGGATGGACGCAGAAACAGCTAAGGAATATGGATTTGTTGATGAAATCGTGGATGAAGAAGTAGGAAAAGAATTTGTAGAAAACAAATTAATTATAAATAACATGGCTTTTGATATTTCAAAATTTAAAAATTTTAGAAAAGCAAAAGGTGTAGTTATTAATAATAAAAAAAATACTAAGGAGGTAAAAATGACTTTAGAGGAATTAAAAAACCAATTTTCTGATTTGTATGATTATGTATTAAATGAGGGGAAGAAAATTGGAAAAGAGGAAGAAAGAGAAAGAATAAAAGCTATTGATGATATAGGAGTCAATAATTATTCTGAATTAATAGAAAATGCTAAATATATTAATCCTATGTCAGCTAGTGAGTTGGCTATTAATATTTTGAAAAAGCAAAAAGAAGAAAAAGCTCAAAAGTTGCAAAATATTAAAAACGAAAGTCAAGATAATTTCATACCACCGGCTGCGAATGATGGAACAACATCTGGTAAAGAAGAAGAAAAGCGGTTTATGGGACTTGATATTATGACTATTTTTTCTAAAATGAATAAAAAAACAGAGGAGGGGAAATAAATGGATTTTGTAGCAAAAGGTAATGAATATGCCAGCGAACAATTTTTAAGTGGAACAGGACACAGATATATGGAATTTGAAGTACCGCAAGGTAAAAGTGTAAAAAGAGGTGATGTTGTAAATGTAACTGCCGAACTTTCAGATGGAACTGATTTATTTGGAATAGTTATGGAAAATGCTGACGGAACAACGGCAAAAACTAAAACAACTGTAGCTATTTCAGGGGAATTCATTTTTGAGGGATTAAATGTGAAAGCGGGTACACAAAAAGCAGATTTTACAAAAGCAGCTAGAGATAAAGGTATTGTAATAAAAGGATTAGGAGGTAAGGAATAATGCCAGCAGTAATAGAATTTATTGGGTTGTATGACCAGAATGTAATTAGACCAAAATCATTTATTAGAGATAATTTTTTTAAAAACAGGAAAACATCAGAAAATCAAAAAATGGAAATAGAATTTAGAAAAGGAAGACAGCTTGTAGCACCTTTTGTATCTGAATTTATTCCAGGAACAGAAATGGTAAAAAACACTTATGAAAGTAAATTTTTTCAAGCTCCAAAAGTAGCACCAAAAAGAACTTTTTCAGCTTTTGAGCTATTTTTTAACAAAACGGCAGGGGAAACTATATATGGCGGGAAAAGTCCTGAAGAACGAAAAGCGGACTTGCTTGCTGAATCGTTTGCGGAATTTGAGGAACAGATTACAAGAAGAGAAGAAATTATGTGTACCGAAGCATTGTTTAATGGAAAAGTAATTGTGGAAGGTGAAGGAATAAAAGGAGAAATTAAATTCGGAACAGTTGAAGAAATTACTCCTGCTACTTTATGGACACAGCCTAATGCTGATATAATTGGAGATTTGCAGGCAGCTATAACAAAAATTGGAGAAACTACAGGATTAAGACCTGAAATGATTTTAATGGATCCTGTAGCTGCAAAATTATTTGTAGAAAATGAAAAAATTCAGAAATTACTGGATATTAGAAATTATCATGCGGGAGAAATCAATCCTAGAGAAGTTGCAGGTGGAGCAATCTATATTGGAACTCTTGCACCATTTGGATTGCCTATTTATTCTTATCAATCACAACATTCTGTATTAAAAGCTGATGGGAAAACGTATGAAAATAAGCCACTTATCCCTGAAGGTAAAGTTTTGCTAGCACCAAGCAACAATACGATTGTCTATGGACCAGCAGCGGATGTAAAACAAGGAATTATTGTGGCAGAGCGTTCGGTATTTACTGATGAAGATTCAAAATCAAATACAGTGGAAATTAGAACAGAATCAAGACCTTTACCAGTAGTGTATGATATTGAAGCTATAAAAATATTGAAAGTTAAATAGGAGGTAATGATGAAATTTAGAACATTAAAGCCTATGATTTATGGTGGAGTTAGTTATGAAGTAGACGGTGAAGTAGATATACAAGAAAAGTCAGTAATAAAAAGTTGTCTTGAAAGAGGGCTTATTGCTGAAATAAACGGTAAAACTGAAAAGTCTGAAGAATCAATTGAAACAGAAAATACTGAAGAAACAGACAAAAAAGATACAAAAAATAAGAAAAAATAGGTAAAAACATGAATTTTAAAGATATTTTAGAAAATGATATACAAAATACATTTTTAAATTCAGAAGAGTTTGGGGAAACACATAATTTAAATGGTATTGATGTTATTTGTGTGACAGATGAGGACAGTTTTCAGGAAAAGGAAATTAGTGGAAAATTAACAATAGAAAGTGGATTTTACAAGGA